GCCTCCGTAGTGGCCGCAGAGTTAACCGGCGCAACTTCGACTACAGGAAAAGATTCAGAAACAGTAGCAGCAAATGGACACAAACTAAGAAATAATAAGCTGTCTCGAAAATCAGGATCAATCTTCGTGACTACTACACAAGAAACACTATGAATTCCCAACCAAGAGGTCATGGCGGAGAACACAATTAGACGTTCAAAGGTCGTGGTTACTTCCTCACCTTCCCACAGATCATACGGCGCTGTAATTAGTACCAGCAGCCAGAAAAACGAAAAGGTGATGAACAACGTAGTTTGAACGTAGCCAAACACTTTGGATATAAACTGCCGAAAGGCTGTTGTAGCAAAGTTGACGAGTCGCATTCGGATATCGAACGACGCGTACAACAGTAACATGATTACAATCAAAGCCTTCGGAGTAATACCAGAGTGGATAGGGCCACCCGACTGTGCGAACTGGGGCTCATAGGGCAAGGGATTGAAAAAGTCTTCTGCGTCTTCGTATCCCAAGCACCTTGGGTGCCTCGCGCTAACCCGCAACATGCGGGTGCGCAACTGTTCGTACGTAGGGAAGCTCTCGCGCTCGCCGCGCGGGCAGTAATCCCATTTCAACATGGACAAGCTCTCACCAGCTATCTTAACTACAGAATCGTAGATAGGCTTTGGATGAGCTCCGCATTCCATGAGAGCAGAGAAAACCTTAGAAGAATAGACTTGTGCCCCAGCTGTTGGCTGGGGGTTGTAGTAGCAAACACTACTCAAAATGCTTTTCGGATTAAGAGGTCCCAATACGACAGGGATCTTTCCGTCCTTAATAGGCAAAGCAGGTTCAGGCACTACGCCCAAGTCATTCTGTTCGAGCAATTCAGGTTCCACGTACACGACTTCAAAGTTTCTTTTTAGGATCTCGGCTTCGCGCCAAGTTGGGGACCATCCATACGGATGTTCCTTCTTATCACCATGGGTCACGGGGAATCCTCTAATCTTAAACTTTTCAGCCAGTAGATCGTGGTTGACTACATCGCGAGCCTTAGAGAGCCCGATAAGATCGTCGCCGAAGACAAACATGTCAAAAATGGCGAGAACGTCTCGGGCACTCCTAGGCATATCACGGTCTTCCAGAATATCGTGGATAGAGCACCACAAAAGCATCAATACTATGAAGCAGTTGCGGATATAGGTGAGGAAATCACCACTCATTCCCATCCTGTCAGTGTAATACGCAATGTCGTCAACAATTTGCCATACGCCAATGTGTTTTTTGAACACATCTATAGGCTGAAACCCGCACTCAGGATCAGGAGCAATTTTGCGTGCCATGGCTTCGTACGCCAGTAGCATTGCATCCTGAGTCTGGTGCTGATCAAATTTGTAAATGTCAGAAGTGATAATACAGGACCTTATGTCCTTTCCTTCAGTCTCTCTCAAGTAGTCATCGTAAAGCATCCGCTTAAAAACGAGCGACCATGACCGAGAATGAGGGTTTACACCTCCAAGCATCTTCGAATTGTCAGCCATGTGTTGAGCCATACAGGCGTCAAGGAATGTGGCAATTACCATAGTATCCAATAGTTGGAGTGGTTTAGATCCCACTGTAATGGACCGAGGAACCTTTCCAGGGTTCAGCAGTTCCACTTTCAACTTTTGGAGAACTATGATTTCAACTTTGTCACCTTCCTTCCGCACATCACGAAGTAGCGCGTCTACATGCTTATTAAACCATTCTGGCTTCTTGTCGAGCAAATGTTGCAACGACACGAACCCACTAGAGTTAAAAGGCACTCCGGCGGAGTGGGTTTTCGGCATACGCGCCAACGCTTCTTCGCGTGAAATCATCTGGAAGTTACCTTGAGGCAACACAGAGTCAAAGCATTCAAAGACCAACAACTTGTCCTTCTCGTCAAAACTACGTTCCACCAAATCTATCTTGGGAAACATTTGCAGTGTAGACTCGAGAGGAATACTAGTTGACGGTACCTTGCATACTATACCATGTGAAGTGAGCTCAGCTTTAGCCATTTTGTACGGGGGTACAAAATTGAACACCTTATTTTGAGACCTAGTGCTGTAAGCCCTAGGGAGCTCGTGGTTCAATTCCATGAGTGGCAAAGCGGGCAGTTCTGGGCAAAAATGGTTGGTAAGAGATTGGGCCACCTGACGGGGGACCAATTCTTGTCCATCCAAAGCCCTCACGCATTCCTCTATAAGCTCTCTTACCCAAGGGGTCAGCGTGTGGGAGTCTTGGCCTCCGGTAGTGTGGTGTCCAATTATGACGCCTGTCGCAGGATCCATTGAGACCAGACCACACAAACCAGGGCCTCCTCTCTCAGCAATGTAATACGCCAACGGGTTGGTCAAAGTTTCAACTATGGTTCCGGTCTCATAGGAGTACTGTAAATTCCTCACTATAGAGTATGGTCCAGTTGAGATACAAGCATCGGGTAACACCCTCTTCGCTTGGCCTCCAGGGTTTAGGTCCACCTGGACCAAGCCCCGGATATCTCTAACTTTCGGAAAAGACACTCCAATGTCAACCATCACCATATCGCTCGTGTACTGAGACACCCGCGCGATCTTGACAGCCTTCATCTTAAATACCTGTCCCAAGATCTCAAACTCGC